TATAGAAGTCATAAGAACCTCTTCTAAAACCAGAGAAACCAAAGTTTAATGCCATTTCAGCTTCGTTATCAAAAAGACCGTAAGAAGCGGAAGCAGTAGAAGCATAACCTCCACCTGCCATAGCAGCAATCATATCATCAAAGTCAAGAGCAGTAGATCTTGATAAGAATAACATATTTTCTTCAATAGCACCTTGCTTATCTAAGTTCTTAAGGATCTCGTCAAAATCAGCTAACGCACCTGAACCTGGAGCAGCAGCACCAGCAAATCCAGAATATACATTACCTCTTGATTCGATAGCAGAGAACATACCTTCAGTACCTTCGTAACCAGCAGCACTTAAAACAGTAGCAGCACCTGAAGCTGTCTTAGCATCTTCACCTTCAACCATCATCATTTCAAGATAATCTTCAAAACGTAATCTAGTTTCAGATTCAGCTTTTAAGTACCATAAGTATCCAGATGTACCATCTTCAGTTGCAACTTCAACCCAACCAATTTGAGCAGTGTCAGAACCATTAATCTCGTACTTGTCTTTGATAATTACAGGTCTATTATTGTACTGTGTAAAGCTAGGCTCAATAGAACCGGTCATACCTAATGTACCTTTTTTAAACTCAGCACCATAAACAAATATGTTTACGTTGTTAGTATTTAAAAGTGCAGAAGGCACTGTGTCAGTACCGTATAGAGCAGCGATACAAGTAGTATCAGTTACACTAGTAACTAATAGTTTAGCTGTAACTAAACCAGTAGCTTGATCAGAGATCAATATAGTTTGGTTAGCTCTAATAGCATGTTTAGTTTGGTTTCCACCACCAGAAGCTGTTCCTACTAACGAAGGCTCAATAACAAATTGACCTGTGTTTGGAGCACTAGCTGCACTAATATTAGATGCTAAACCTTTATAAGCAACGTGAAGTCTGTTTTGCTCTGACCAGATAACTTGATCCGATGTCATTGGCATTTCAGCTCCAACCATTCTCAAGAAACCAGATAATGTTCTGTTTCCGTATCTTTCTACTTCTGCTTCATATAATTCCGGTAGGTATTGTTGAGCGAAGTCGTTTGCTGGAGTATCACCAGCGAAATTTAAGTAGTTTGTTTCCAAAGCCATCTTTTTCTGTGCAGGCACAATTGATGCTGGAAAACTACCTCCTGTTACAAAACTCATTTTTTTTAGTTTTTAGTTTATTTTTTTCTTTTTTGTATTTTCAACTTAGAACTATCAACACCATTAACTGCTTTAACTCTTAATCCATTAATATAAATAGCTTCATTGTTTTGAGGACGTGAAGCTGCATCTATATTTTTAGATTTATTAACTATATTTTTAATCCCATCGGCTTTACCTTGTTCATAAAAATGTTTAGCTATTGTATCAGCGTTTTGAGCAGCGTATAAAGCTTTATGGTAACCTTTTAAATCTTCAATATTCCCGTCTTCGTTTAAGAACTTCTTAACCACGGCTTGTAATTCAGATTGTTTTTTTACCAAATCTTCAGTGTTGTTAACGTTATAGTTAAATGTTTTTTCTCCTAAGTTAAACTCAAAACCTTTGAAATCCTTAGAAAAATACTCTTTAGTATTGCTAACAAACTCTTCTTTTTGCTTGTTTAAGTGTTGCTGTCTATCGTTGTATCTATTGAAAAAGTCTAGAGCTTTTTGTTGATCCTCATTTACTTTAGGTTTCAACTTGATTTCCTCATAGTATTTATTTTTAGTCTCTTCTAAAAAGTTTCTAGCCTTTGCAATTTCTTCTTTTCTCGCGAGTTTCTTTTTTCTTATATCGCGGTCTTCATCCACTTCTTCGTCATAATGAAAATTGTCCTCCATTATAAAGTCAATTTCTTCTGAATCCAAATGTGGTTTAGTATTTTTATAATATTCTCTAAGTAGAGTTGTTTCATCTAACTTAGAATAATCTTGATTTAATCTAACATAATCTTGTAAAGAACCACCAGTTTCTTCCATAAAATCTACGACTTTTTTTAAGTCAGTTGGTAACTCTACTATTCTTTCTCTTTTTGGTTCTTCTTTTATTTCTTGTGTAACCTCTTCAACCTTTTCCTCTTTTGGCTCTTCTTTTACAACTTCTGATATTGGGTTTTCCTGTTCTGTTTCTTCGTTTTTAATTTCAACTTTAGTAACAGTTTCTTCTTTTGGTTCTTCTTTTTTAGATAAATCTAATTTTACAACTGGTTGATCTGAGTTAACTAATTTTTTAGGTTTCTTTTTAATTTTAAATTCACCTTGAGTCAACTCACCTCCAGCTGTTTCTTTTATTTCTTCTGACATAATATAATATAATAATTAATAAATTACTCAATTTCTTGAGATTCTATATCTTGCAAATTTTCATTTACACTTTTATTTGCTCCTGAAAAATCTAAAGGAAGACCATCGTTTTGCCTTTGACTTATCATTTGACTTTGTTGAGTTCCTTCTAATCTAGTTCTATTATCTTTTCTATCTTCAATTAATTTTTCTTTCTCAACTAATCTATCAACTTCCATTTGTTTTAATTCTAAATCAAACTTATGTTGCATCTCCATTAATTGTCTTTTTATTACAGCTTCTTGTTCCATTTTCTTTATAGCAAAAGTATTTTTACCTTGCTCTATTTGAAGTTCAGTTTCAGCCATAGCTTGTCTTTTTTGAACTTCTGCCATTGCTGTTCTCTCAGCTGTTTCAGCTTGTGCATTAGCTTGTGCTTGTATTTGAGCCATCTGAGCTTCTTTATCAGCAGCTGCTTTTTGTTTTCTCTTAAACTTTAATACTTGATTAGCTAATTTTAAATTCTTTATTTCTCTTAACTCTATAGCATCTTCTAGATCTATACTACCTTGTTGTATCGATGCTTGGATATTTTGTTCTAACATCTGCTTTTCTTCTTCGTCAGGTGTTAGTTCTAAGTATATACCAAACTCATATAAGTTTAGTTTGTACATATCTTCTAAAGTACCTACATTATATGAGCTTATACTATTTCTTAAAGCTTCTCTAGTTAATGGATATTCTAAAGCATCTGCTATTCTAAACGATATGTTTTCACAAGTCTTAGCAGATAGATATAAACTAGCTTGCACAATATGTTTTGTTGCGGTATTTGAATTAGCAGCAGCTAGTTTTTGTAAACCTACTAACGATTTTTCATTAGGCATACTACCATCTCTAGCTTCATTTAATCCAGTTACATCCCTCATCATCTGTAAGTAATACTGATATGTCTGTATAAGACTTTGCATTTTAGCACCACCACTAGAACTTTGTAATTCCTGTATAGGAACTTTACCAGGATTAGCACCGCCGTCTTGCGTCATAGATCTACCTACAATACTACCAGTTTGGAAATACATATTCAATGCTTCAGCTGGATTATAGTTAGTACCATTACCAAGATCTACTTCTGCTAGACCATCTACATCTAAGAAAACACCATCTGGAACTGTTCTAGCTAATACTTGTTGCAGCTTTAAATGTGTTAACTGTATCATGTCTGCAAACCCTGTCATACGACCTACTAAAGATTCTATACGACCTTTATACATTTTAGGTGCGCATATATTGTAATTCATATTAACTTTAACTAAATTAGCATCTGGTCTTACCATGTTTTTAGCTAACTCCCATTTTAACATCATATCGTGGCCAAGTATCTTAGCTCCTTCATATAAAACCTCTATAGATCTTACCACTCTATCAAAGTTATCGTTTTTAGGTGGGTTAAAAGTGTCTGGTTTTTCTAATGCTTTTTCTAATCCTGTAGGTCCTTGTTTTATTTTAAATACTTGCTCTTGATAAGTTTTATATTCAAAATATAGAACAGCAATGCTGTTACCATCTCTACGTCCATTAAATTGGTAATTGTAAGATTCACTACCTGGATACTGTTGTATCGTCTCTAATTCTTCGTCAGTTAATTGTGGAAATTCTTTTTTAATTTCACTTAAGCTAATATATTTAACTTCACCCACATACCATATATCTTGAAAGTTAGGATCTTCTGTATAAGAATAAACAAGATTAGCAGGATCAACATAATCTACAGTAATTCCTTCAGATAGGTTAAAATTAGTTTTAACAGCACCTATACCTAGTATCACTAAATCTTGAGCAATTCTACGTCTAGTTAAATCATATTTATTGAAAGCTAATGTATTGTTTATTGCTTCTTCTTCAGCTATTTCTATAGACTGTTTGTATGTTAACTGCATGTGAACATCTAGTTCCTCTTTGTTTTGAGGTAACTCTTCTGGATTAGCAGTAGAATACATATTCATACCTGACACCTGTTGGATCTGGTCTATGAGTTCTTTAGCCTGTATATCTCTAAGCAATGCTTCAGCGTACTTCGTTCTCTCTTGCATTGAAGTTGGATCTTGAGCATATGCTTTAACATCATACAACTTATTATCCATACCGTTAACTACTATATCTACAAATTTAGGTATAATAGGAACTGGTTTCCAATCTAAATTAAGATATGATAAATCACCATTGATAGCTAATTCATCTTTATATTTTTGAACAGACTGTTCACCTCTTGCGTATAGTCGTAAGTTTCTAAAAGTGTTATAGTTATTATTAAATCTACCTGACACACCTGTTCTAGTTCCACTAAACCAGTCTCCTTCAATAGCTCTACCTACTTGCCTTCCATATTCTATGCTTTGCTTTACCTCTTCAGGTACTACCTGATCAGGAAACGAACTGCCATTATAAGTTTGTATTTGCATTTATTTTATTATTTTAGAAAAACTTCCATCGTTGTTATATCTTTTAATACCAAAGTTAACTGTCTTTTTAGTTCTTAGTGGAACTGGCCTATATTTATTTTTGTTGCAAGCCATTATAGCTAAACCAGAGCTAATAGAAGCATCGTGTTTTGTTCTATTGTTTATGTCGAACTGAGCCCAGTCTTCTAGTGTTTTTTGAAAATACATATCACCATAACCTGTTTGTAACTCACCTACATGATCCTCTATGTAAGATTCTATAGCAGCAGCATGCGACTGTTTTACATCTTCACTTGAGTTTGGTATTCCACCTATTTCTTTTTCAGTAGCAGATAGTTTGTTCCAAATTTTATCTGGTCTATTTATGCTAAAACCTCTGTAGCCTCTACGTTTTAAATAATAAAGAAATCTTGGTTTGTTGTTTTCACACAATATAGGCATACCATAAAAAACCAAAGCCATTAAAACTTCTTCAAAAAATATTTCAGCTGTCTGTGGTCTAGCTATATATTCTAAAAAGAAATGATTTGGAGGTGCATCTTCCATACTAAACTTTGTTAGTCCGTGCAACGCTCCATTAGATCCTTTACCGTCTACAGTACCACTAATATCGTATGAGTCACAACCAAATGCCCCAACATGCTCATTTCCAGGATATTTAATTCCGTTTTTTATTACAACTTTATTTTGTAAGTTTCTAGGTGGAACCCATGATATTAAAAACCTACCATTATTATTGGGAGTAAATATAACTTCTGTATCTTTTATACCATTGCTCCACATGAAGCTACCTCTAGTAACTGAAGAAATGTTGTTTATCTCTTCGTTGTAGTCTATTTGTTGGTATATTTTAGTTAAGTTAAATAAACTATTTTTAGTTTCGTCTCTAAACGCGTGGGCTTCAGTTCTTGGAAACTGTCTATAATATTCATTTAAACTATCAGTGTCGTTCTTTAGACCTTCAACTTCATTCTCCCAGTGTTCTATTACTCCGATTGTAATTTCAACACCATCTCTTCCGATTGTTTTATCTTTTGGCGTAAGAAATACAGGTGATCCAAAAGTATCCATGAATCCTTCGTAGTTCCATTCCATAGGGATGAAAAGAGAATAGAGTCCGCTACTTGTTTGTCCGTTTTTATTTCTTTTTGTAACGTCTGAATTGTAATAGAGTTTTTTAAAGTTGTTCCCACCTTTATCTAATGCATTTGAAGTTGAGCCCATCATACACTTACCTACGATTCTACGTCCTAGTCTTAATGTAGTTTTTGTAACTCTCCAGTTGTTTAATATGTTATCAGGTCTTTCCCATTTACCACTTTCATCGTGCACTAATATCTTTAGTTTCTCACCATCATACGAGTTGTCTCCAGTATTTTTCCAATCGATAGTAGTATCTAGCCCTTGTAATTCTTTTAATTGCTCGTTTGTTTCTAGTTTTCGTCTAGTAAGTTTTGAAGCTGGCACTCTATACGCTAATTCGGTCTTAGGACGATCCATACCATCTTGGATCGGTTTGAAGAAAAACGGATAGTTAACGGATATCGGGACAACTTTATCTGTGAACATCTTTTTAGCATCTGCTCCAGTTTTAGAAAGGATGCCGAATCTTGCATCTGAAGATATTGTGGCTTGATTAACAAGTTCTGCTGATGACATAAAGGAGAAACCAGACCGTCTGTTTTTAAGGTAACACATTCCATAACATCTATCATCTGCTTTACATGCTTCCCAGAATATGAAAAATAATCTGTTTGCTTCTCTATAATCGGGTGCTCCAACGTCGATTTTTGACCATTGCAGGTACATGTAATGAGCACCAGTAATATATACAGGACTGCCATTATTATAGAACCAATAACCTTGTTCTCTACGCTTAAATTCTTCATCTATATAATCAAACCATTCTTCTTTAAAATCTGTTGGGTATTCATCCCAGTCAAATCTACTTTTTATTCTACTTAACGCTTTTGGGTATTCTTGCTGTTCCCAATACTGTTCCTTTTTATTTTCGCTTCGTTTAAACGGTTTGTCGACTGCTGGTAAAGCAATGCGGAGATTTTGTATTTCAATGATCTGTCCAATCTTACCTGTTTTACTTATAACTATAAAGTTATATTCATCATTATAACCATACTCCCATTTCTTATATCTATTATTTTTAGATAATATCTTAGGGTTTACATAGTCCTTAAGCTCGTGCCATAGGGTTTGTTTATAACTCATTTACTTCTCCCTTCTGCAAACTTAAATACTCTTTCTTCCTTTTTCTCTTTTGGTTTGTCACTTAGTTTTTCTTCCTCTTCTTGAATCCTAGTTAATATTTCAAAAGCATCGAATATAGCTAACTTTTTAGTAGCAGCAGCATTCTTTAATCTATCAGCAGATACGTCATCACCTGAATCAACGATAGCTTCTTTAGCTACTTTAATTAACTCTTCAACTGCTTTTTGCCCAGCTTGGATTATTTTCTTCTTCGTTTCCTTCGTATTCATTCGTTAAGGCTATATCATTAGATTTCATACAATAAAGGCGTTCGCCTTCTACAATAAACTCAAACTCTGAGTTAGGAGTAAATACTACAAGCGCTCCAGGTTTTAATCCTACAGCTTCTAAGGACTTATTGGAGTATTTCAATATGCCAAAGTACTCTTTTTCTTTTCTGTTATAAATATCATTTATTTCTTTTATTGGTTTTACAAAGCAATAATTCAAATGACATTTATTATCATACATATATATTTGATCTAAACCACAGAAGTATAAGTCATCTTTAAAAAAAGTAGATGAATTTTTTTCTCTACCTTTTATATCATAGTATCTTCTAAAAATATTATGATGAACATATACTTTGTGTCCTGGTCTTATATCAGTGTCAAAAGCTGCAGGTGTAGAAACAACTACAGCTTTTTTACTAACAAACTTATGATCTTCTATACTTGTATTAACAATCAACTCTTTATCGTCTACTTGTATTTTATTATTATACCTTTCTTCATATGGTTTAATAATAAACTGGTATAAACTTTTCATTAATACTTTAGATCAAATTCAACAGCTATAGCCATATTATTATTAAACTTTTTCCATGGTAGTACTTCATTATTTTTTTTAATATAAATAGAATACTCACCGCTAATTTCATTGTTTAATATATCACATATAATATGACCACCATAAACTTCTTGACCAACAGAATAATGCATAGCATCGTTCTTGTAGTCAGATCCAATACTGATTTTTCTAATTACACTAGACATTTTCAGCTTCAAGCTTTTCAGCTTCTTTTTCTATTTTAGTATAAGAACCATCTTCAAGATTTATGTTTACTTGTCCATATTCTTTTTCAAGTTCTTTTTTAAACTCTTCTATATCTAAATTAACAGAAGCTATATCATGCAATAAACCATGTTTTTGAGCTTCTAATAAACCTATGTTTGACATTAGTTTATTCAACTCTAATTGCTGATCTTGTATTTTTTTTAGTTGTTCTTCTTTGATTTTCATTTAATTTAATTTAATTGTGTTTTATTTACTCTTCTAATGGTGGATCACCTGGTGTCCACTCTGGAGTTGATAGCAAAGCTAAAGCTTCTTCATGATTTAAAGTCTGTAATGGTACAACTCTACCATTAGTTATAAAACTAGGTTCAACTTGATAAGAAAGCATAGCTTGTGTATTAGCTACATTTCTTCTCATAGTTTGTGAACTTGTAGTGTTTATCTGACTAAAATCTATTAAAGCAGTCTGCGTATCTATATCTATCACTATATATGTCGTCATTTTTACTTATTTAAGGTACATTTGTTGATCGGCCTGAGTTTGCTGGGTTAATTACGCCGTCTGCATAATCAGCCATATTAATACTGTATGAGTTGTTGATACTATTTTTCATATCACCTTTTAAATCTGCTATTGTTAAATTAGTGCCAGTTCCATTAGCATCTGAACCAGGGGCATTACCTACTATATTTTCTTGGATTAAATTTACTCCTTCAGCGTCGTTACCATTGATAACGTCTCTGGCTACTATAACAGATCCATTAAAATAAACGTAAGATCCATCCATGGGGTACCAAGCATTAGGAGTTATTCTAAAGTTGGTTAAATCTTGTGGTGTTCCATTATTATATAAATTTAAAATATCATCTGCATTTAAAGCTGTATTCCAAATAGCCGTGTTTGATATATTACCATTAAAATCTAATGACCCATTAAAATAACTACCTATATCAACAATATCAGCGTTTCTATAACTAATATCTCCTGTTACTGCTGTTGGAGAACCTTGGTCTACACCATCAAAGTAAATTCTTATTTCAGAACCGTCATACGTTCCTACAACGTGATGCCAATTACCATCGCTAATATTTACACTTGTGGTAGTGTAAGGAGTATTAGAAGTTTGGATTTGGAACTGAAGCGTTGAAGCTGACGAATGATACATTGAAAAACCTGCCCAATTCGTGTTACCTCCTAAAGTAGCTATACTATAAGTTGTTCCTACATGAGTTCCTGCTTTTAACCATTGAGAAACGGTCATAGTGTTAACAGGTCTTATATTATTAGCAATCATAGTGTCAGCAGTTCCTGGAAAATATACACTATAACTACTAAAAGGCTGTGTTCTAGTCAAATTACTTTGAACTAGATTTGTAGAGTTCATACCTGAACTTTCACCATTTAATACAGAAACATTGTTGTTTACTAAATTTCGTTCTGTCATGTAAAAGCTTCTCCCGTTTAAACCTATCGTTACTGGAACATCTACAGATACAGCTTGTGTCCAATTAGCATTTGTTAAATCAGCATCATTACCTTCGCTTCCATAATCTAAAACATTGTCATATAATTTCCACCAATTATTAGGTGATAAAGCGCTCATATTAGCGTCTTCTGGCGTGCCATTATTATATAAAGATATAGCTTGCTCACTTGTTAAAGCTGAATCCCATAAAGCAAAATTACTCATATATCCATTATGGTCATATATTTTAGCAGTAGCATTAGCTGACCAATAACCACCTATAGCATTATTACCTCCACTACCGGTTGGCATTCTACTACTTACAGTTCCTGTAATTGTTAATGAACTTGTTTTATCAACGCCGTTTACATACATTTTCCAAGTAGAACTTTCAAAAACATAAGATATATGATTCCAAGCATTATCACTAAATCCTGCATTATCATAAGTTATTTCCAAAGTTGCATTTGTGTCTGCATAATGAAAAAGCCTTAATATTCCTTGTCTACTTCTTAATCTAAGGTACTCACTTGAAAAACCTCTATTTATTCCAAAAAAGTAGTATTCCGTATTTATAGTGTTCGTTAATCTATATACCCAAAAAGACATAGAAAAAGATGTTTCACCGCTTTTACCTATAACACTTGAATTAGCTAGTTTACCAGCACCATTATTTATGAATTGATAAGATTTATCATACTCTTCAGCCGGTTTAGTATTAGAATTTATTAACCATTCATCAAATTGTTTTGAAAATAATTCTGTATTATCAAGTTTCCACCATCCATAAAGATTAGAGGTATCAATTGCTGTTTCTAAAGGTACACCATTATTATACAATGTTTGTATTGAATTAGCACCTGTAGCTGGCAAAGTAGAATTATGGATTTGTATATTACTTAATTTTCCATCAAATTCAGATGTACTATATCTACCTAAATATCCATAGTTATTATTCCAAACTAAATCTGTTGTAGTTGTATCTGTTAAAACAGCTTCACCATTTAAATATAATACCCTTGTGTTTGTAGATTCATCCCAAGTAGCTGCAAAATGATACCATTCATTAGTATTTAAAACAACATTATAAATCATATTTGGCCCCCATCCTGATGAAGTTCTATGATAATAAGCAAGTTTTCCATTTATTAACCATATAACCATACCATCATTTCCTGCACCTCCTACAATTCCTTTTGTTGATGTAGTTGTATCAGTGTTAAACCACCCAGAAATAGTCACATTTGAAGTTGAAATACTTGGGTTTCTATTATAATTTATATAAGAATTACTCCCATTAAAATCAAAACTCTGTGGATATGCTGATCTATTATCTGGTATTTGCCAAGAAGGATCTACATAGTTATCAGTTGGTGCTGTATAAGAATTATTATCCCAACCTAAACCTGCTGTAGCAAAAGTTTCGAAGTAAGCTTCAACACCGCTTACGTTTATTCTTACGTCGTTAAAGTTAAATTGTTCAGTACCAAATAATCCACCTACAGCTCTTAACCTTACTTGTATTGAATAACTACAATTTAAATTATTTACATTAGATACAGTCCAATTTTGCAATGATTGGTTAGTAGCAACAGTTTGTGCTTTCCAAACTACCCAAGAGCCACCATCTACACTATATTCTAAAGAATATTCTAATCCACTACTAGGTCCTGTTTGGTAAGACCCACCTGTTGTTATTAAATCTACGTCAGAAGAATCACAAAGTATAAGTGGTGAATAATAAGTGAAATAATCACCATCACTTAAAACTTGATTATTAGTATCTTGCCATCTTAAAACACCTCCTGTAGTAAAACAACCATTGCCAGATACAGAATAATCTGGACTTCCAACT